TAAAGCTAAATTTAACCAATCTTGATTATTCATTTTATGTATCTCCTAATCTAATAAATGTTGCACCAGTTCTATGATTACCAGAATCTCCCATTAATGTTGTACTGGCATCTTGAGGAAAAGTTACAAATTTAACTTTATGAGTTGACGTATCAGTAACATCAAAAATAAAAGAAACTACTGTACTGGAATATTGATTACTAGCATTTAGATAAACATATCCTTCAGAAGCAGAACTATAACTAGAATTGTTTGTTGTTGTTGATATTATTACGTTATTATATTGAGTAGCAGCACCTTCTATACTTGCTTGAAAATGTATTAAATAAATTCCTGTTGATGGAAAAGTAAATATACCAGAACTTTCTGTCATATCTGATCCAATATAACCAGCACCATCAGTATCAGCTTTTTCCCAGTTAGAAGATATTGGATCATGATTTCCAGTGCTATTCGCTGTTTTTCTCCATTGTTGAGCCATTGTAATTCCACCACCTTTTATAAGTGAGTAGTCTATTCTTTTTAAAGTTCCAGCATCACTTACTAAAAACTCATCAGTATCAGCTGGTTCAGATGCTAAAGCAGTTGTTCCAGATATTATATCATTATTTAGTTTTGTAGCAGTTACACTTGTTGATGCAAGTTGTGATGTTCCAACAGAACCACTTGGAGGATTTACTGTCTGAACAGCTTTACCTAAATAAATACAGTACATATCATCTGAACTAGCAGTTGCAGATGTTAATGTTAGTGTAGTACCACTAGCAGTATATGCTGCCGTTGGTTCTTGTCTTACAAAATTTATAAATAATGCAATTTCATTTTCATTAGCCACAGCTTGACTCAATGTGTACGAAGTAGTTGCACTTGTACTAAAGTCTTGCTTTGTAAATGAGCTGTATTTCTCAGCTGGTGTGTTTCCGATATAAGACATTTATATAATCCTTATGTACTAATTGAATCTACTACTGATAAAATGCAGTCCACAGCACTTGCTGTATCTGATAATGCTTCAACACTATCTCCTGATTGTAGAACTACTTTTGCTCCACCATCTATAAGTTCTAAAGAACCTCCAGCTGGTATTGGTGCATCTTTTATCAAATAATAGCTTGTGCTTGAGTTTTTAACAGTTGCACTAACTAAAACTGATGAACCTGATTTATTAGCAAATCTCATACCAATAATTGCATCATCACTATTAGCTGCTGCTCTTACTTCTGTAGCAGATGTGCCTATGCTTGTTTTTAAAACTCTTTCAAAATCTTGTGCCATTATTTTTTCCTTTTATTATTATTTTTGCCTACAAGGCAATCGCCATAGCTACAGCAAATCCAGCACTTGCTGCACTAGAGTTTGCATCTACTAAAGTTACTATTCTTGATAGAGCTGCTTTTCTGTTTGTACCACCAGCACCATCATCAACTACGATTAAATCTGATGTTGTTAAATCTGCTCCAATATCAGTTGCTCCATCAATATTTAAAGCTGATACTGAAACTTTATTAGCTGTACTGATCGTACCTAATTTTGAGTCTGCAATACTATTGATTGCAAGAGTAATATTTCCGCTAGATGTAACTGGTGAACTTCCTACAGTAAATTCTCCAGCACCAGCATCTGCAATTCCGATAGAAGTTACTGTTCCTGTGTTGCTTGGTGTAACTTGTGTGTAAGTAATTGATGTTGATCCAACTGATCCTGTATTATCAGTAGTACATAAAAATATTTTATTATCGTTTGTAGAACCTTGATTTACTACAACCATTCCACCAGATAATTCTGCAATACTATCATGCTCAGGATCTCTTGATGCAGCACCACTTGATACTGCTAAGTATAATCCATTTTCTGTAGCATCAGTTTGATCTTTAACTAAAACTCTATCTCCAGCTACAAGAGTAACACCATCAATGCTATCTCCAGCTTCTAAACCATTTGTTAAATTTACATTTGCTGTAGTTGCACATTCAGCTATAATTCTTGTTCTAAGTCCAGCAACAGCTTGATCTACATAATTTTTAGTAGCTGCATCTGAACTAGCAGATGGAGAACCAAGCCCTGTAACTGATCCACCTGATATAGAAACATTGTTTGCAGCTTGTGTTGCAATTGTACCTAATCCTAAAGATGTTCTAGCAGTAGCACCAGACTCTGTAACAAAGTTAGAACCATCACCAACAATAAAATTACTGTCAGTTGGTGTTAGTCCAGCAATGTCAGTTAGTTGTGCATCACTAGCTTGTTTTGCATCTAGTTGTGTTTGTATGTTTGAGCTTACGCCATTTAGATAACCAAACTCTGTATTTGAGATTGTACCATCATGAATTTTTGTAGCTGCAATAGCTGCACTTGCATTTATATCTGCATTAACAATTGCACCATCATTTATTTTTGCTGATGTAATTGCACTGTCTGCTATTTTTGCAGTAGTAACTTGGCTATCTGCTATGTGTGCAGTATCAATACTGCCATCAACATAATGCTCAGAGTTGATACTATCATCAGCTATTTTTGTACCATCTACTGCGTCAGCAGCAATCTTAGCTGTTGTTACATTTGCATCTGTAATTTTAGCAGTTGTGATTTGTGCATCTGCAATATGAGCTGTGTCTATTGAACCATCTACATAGTGTTCACTGTTAATACTGTCGTCTGCAATTTTAGCTCCTGTTACAGCATCTGCTGCAATCTTTGCAGTTGTTACGGCACTATCACTAATATTTGATGTGCCAATAATTTCTGTTGGTATAGATGAATTTGTTTTTGATAAAGCACTAATATAAACATTAGAGATAGCTTCATTAGCTAGAGAACCACTATCCCAAGTAACATTTACTGTTGTGTTTGTAGAAAATGATGAACTTGCAATCGTACCATAGATTGTACCTGGTGTTGTTGCAGTTAATTTAATTCGTCTGCCAGCATGATAAATAGAAGTTACATTTGCACCATTTATTGTAAATGACGTAGCTGATGCGTAAGCAGCAGTGTAGCTTGCATCCCCATCACCATACTCAATCCATTGTGCATCGTTAAACCAATCTCTAGTATTTTTCATCAATGCTCTAATAGCATTATTCAAATTACTAGGTAGCATACCCTCATCTACATCAATAGAGTTTAATGTAGTGTTGCTTGCTTGTGTAGTTGAGTAATCTTTAATATTTGTTGGCATATAACTCCTAATTCATAAACCAAGCAAAAGCTTTATCGCTTTCACTATTATTTTTATTAATTAAATTATTTACAGCTTCTTCTACTTGTCTTTGAAAGAACTCTTGTGTTTCAATTGAATATCTTATGTTATCTATATCCACTTTATCACTCATTACCTAGATCCTCCTTGACTTGCAGTTAAGTCTATTCCTTGAGCATGAGTCCAAATACTTTCTGCTGGTATTTTTACGTTTGCTCTAAAATATCTACCTGATTGTCTTACTGGTGCTATACCAGTTGTATTCATTGTACTTGAAGATGAACTTGTAACTGAATCTGAAAGTTTATCTCTAGTCTTAATTACAACATTAGATGAAGCATCAACTAAAGGTCTAATTCCTGTTACGTTTGCTCTTAATCCAGGAAACAATTCTGTTTCTTTTGTTTCTAGTTCTGCTTCTAAAGCTTTTCCAGAAAATATAGCTGCTTTAAAGTTTTCATCAATTGCACCTAAATACAATTGTCCACTTGTCCAATAAGCACTATCTAGTGATATATTAATATCATCTAAATTTTCTGAAATAATATCCATTAGTTCAACAGTAGTAATAACCATAAACTGTTTAAATATTTGTGATGCTTGTACGTTAGCAACTGACCATTTTTGCGTTACATAATTATAAATTAATAATCTATCGCATATACCAGTAGTGTTAGGATTATTTTTACTTGGATATAACCATAACGCTAAAGTATTAAAAGGATCTACCGCAGCTGATATTCTATCTGTATAAGCTTTGTTTAAATCACTATCAAAAAATCTATTTACTTTTTCAGCTCCTATAGGCAATACTTGGTCGCCAGAAATCTGAAAGAAACCATCATCTGCATAGAAAAATATTTGCCTGTTGTCTTGGCAAACAGTTTGTCCATAAACAGCACCTCTATTAGGTGATATAACTGAAAATCTAAAAATTACATTACCACCAACAAAGTCCATCCTGATTATTTGGTTTTGTCTAAATACATAACCAACCTCACCAGAAGTTATGGCAACAATCTGTCCACCACTACCAGGTAAGTCTTGTGTATCACTAGATTTAACTCCAGCTTCCCATGTAGCAATGTCATTTAAACCTGACCAAGCAACTCTGTTCTTTGCATTTTCTATATTACCAGTTACTAAAAAATCTCTAATTACACCACTTACTCTAAACTTAGATGGTACTGTGCCTGAGCCACTACTTGTAACTAAGCTTTGCAAAGTTGCAAAATTAGTTGATGTACCCATTTGATAATACATTGGAGGATTAACTCCATTACTTGCTATTACAAATTGACCAAATTGAGTAAATGTAAAAAAATCTGTATCGCCACCACTAACTGTGCAGCTACCTTTAACACTAGAAAAAGTTCCAGATGTTAATTTATAAATATTGTCTTTTGTACCAACAAACGTAAATACTGTGTTTTGGTTATCTCTAAAACTACCAGCACCTTTAGCATTTTGTGTTACATTAGATGCACCGCTATAAGCAACTAAACCTTTTACTGGTTTGTAGCTTGTTTGTGCATGGTACACATTGGTTGCTACTGTAGCACCAGGATTAAGGTGATCTGGTTGATCTGGTAGCCACTCTCCAAAAGGTAATTGCATAATTAAGCCGAATTAGTTGTTGATGTATAATTACTTTTAAATGGTGAAGCGATTGTATCTTCACTTCTAATTTGTAAAGGAGATCCACTAAATTGATCTTCTCTGTCATTTAATTCTAGTCGTTCAAGAGCTGTAGCGTACATCTGTTGCCAAGTTTGAACTTGTTGCGGATTGTACCCACCTAAAAAATTAGCTGCATGAAATAATGAGCCATATAAATATATAGCTGGATGATCTGTTAAAATAAAGTTTGTTGCATTTGTAGATGATAGTGCATCAAACTTTTTATAATAATTTAAGTAGCCTGTGTAACTACTATCAGGCTTTGGTGTAAATCTAAATGTATCACCTAAAATTGTATAAGCTTGTGGAATTCCTGTTACAGAAGTTCCTTTTACTTGATCCATTTGTGGTGGAGTCATGTAACGTAAAGGATATTTCGTACTGCCACTTAAAATGTAAAAATCTCTTACTTGTAAAAAGCCTGTAGGTATAGACTCAGTTTCACTATCAATTGTAATAGTGCTTTGAGCTATCATTTTTCTAACTCTTAACTTAGAGTTAAAATCAGCTTCTGTTAAAACTATAAAGTCATCTGCTATCTCATCAGTTAAATCTGATCTGTTTAACCAATTAGCTATTGATGCTTTTAGTGTTGTGTAACTTGTTAATGCCATTAAAATTTACCTGGTGCAGTTCTAAAATATCTATAATCAGAACTATTTAATTTTTCTCTTAGTATTTTGTGTTGAACATCTTTAGGTAACGCAAACCAATTACCTTTGTTTTGGTCTTTGTTATACTCTTTTGCCCAAATTTCTAAAATGATGGTTGGAATAGAAGCTACTCTTTTTAATCCTTTGTCAGGACTATAACCATCGTTAAGATTATATAACTTTTTATTGTGGTCTAAAATAGGCTTATGATTAATTTTTCTTTCTTGAACTACACCCTTTTCACTTTCGTAAAAGTTTTCAGTTAGTAATCCAGTTTGTTCTGTACTAATCTTACCCATTATCTACCTTGCCCTTTGTACCTTGTAAGTTTTTTGTTTCGTTTCTCATTCTTGTTCAATCGTTTTTTATGTTTGCCTAACTTTTTAGGTTTAGGTCTAGGTACGAAGTGAACAAACTTTTGCCTAGCCACTAGCTTAGTTCAGAAATAGATACATTTGCTGAACCTATAGCTGCAACTTTTTCACCTGGATTAACCTTAAATATTTCTGGTTGATCTGCTGGTATAAAGATGCTGCTAGAAGTAGCTGTAGGACTTGAGCCAAACAAAATATGACAATCTGCATCTGCACATATTCTTACATACAAAGTATATGCACCAAAAGCACTTGAGGCACTTGATGAACCACTTGATGCTAGCATTTGTACTGTTGTTGGTCTTAAACCATAATTAAAAGCCATCTTATTTACTCCTTATTTTTTTCTTTTCTTCATTTTAGATTTGACAATCTTTGCTTGAAGTTTTTTTGGTAAAGTTCTTTGCTTGGCAGTAAGAACTGCTTTGCCTTTCATTTTACCTTTCATTAGTATTTTCTCATCTTAACTTTTTTGCCCATTTTTTTAGCTGCTTTCTTAGCTGCCATTTTTCCTTTTTTTGTATAAGCAAATTTCTTTTTTCCGACCATCGGCATAGATTTTTCTCCTAAAAAATTTTTGTTGTGTACTTGGGGGAAGTACCGCTAGGCAAGATCCCCCAAATTCTGTTATCTTCTAATAACAAAAGTTACTAAAAGCTTTTTTGATCCTGTAGATGCACCATCAGTAATCATTTCGATAGTTCCATCTTCTGATACTGAGTTTAAAGCTGTAGGTTCTGCTGTATCAACAGTTCCAGCAGCTGAACCTGAGTGTGCTACAGTTATGCCACCACCAGTTACTGCTGTACCGCCAATTTCAAATGAAATACCAGCGTTAGCACCAGAGATAGCTCCTTGTAAGGCAGTAATAATTTTAATTATTCTTCCGCCATCAGGTACTGCAACAAAAGTAGAAGATGCAGTTGATATATCTTCTATTTCCGCAGTTAAAAAGTAATCGTTTAAAGTTCTCATGTTTTTTTTCCTTTATTTGCTTCGTTCCGCCATTGATTGACTTCAAAGACCAAACAAAAAGTTAATGAAAGTAGAGGGGATTGCTCCCCTCCACATTAATTTAAGATTATGATGTTGTTAAATCAAATACACCACCACTTGCTTTTTCGTTTTTAGAAACAAGTGTGTATTCTGCTAACAATGCCTGTTTAGTTGCGTCACCAGTTTTTGCAAGATCCATAAGTTGGAAATCTCTTA